CCAATCCGTATTTATCAGTTGTCGTTTGTAATCCTTCCCAATCAACCAAAGCAAATACCCTAACCGGTGGTAAAAATGTTTTTTCTATCGCTTCACCATATAAAGAATGATAATCCGTTGTTGTAACATCAATCGCATAATACAAAACTTGTTGACCAATAATTCGCTCAACTAATTCATCGTTAACCTGCTTTACAAGATCACGCTCTTTTTTGTTTAAAAATAAAGGCGGGGGTGGATCTGCGGGTTGTGACCATTTATTACTATCTGACACTTACATCACCCCACATATACGCCATATGGTATAGTCTTTAGCATATTATTGGTCGATTGGGCCATAGTAGCCTGGTCTTCCACAATTTTACTATACGTTATTTCGGCCAATATAGTTTTAAGCTCTTCTCTCAGCTTATCTTGCTCTTCTTTAGCTTGAGCGGCCAATTCAGAAGCATTCAACGTGACTGATTCTCCTGGTATCGGAATTGTCGTAAATTTACCTCTTATTTGCGCCAATATCTCCTTGGCCAAAGAAAAAGCAAAGCGTCGAATCCACTGTTTACCAATTGAATTAATGTTTTGGTATGGAATATTTGCAAAAGGCAATGTATTCATATTATTGATTCCATTAACTCCAGTATCCACACTACCGGTAGCTTCCGTCCATGGATCACTCTTGATTGTAAAATCAACATACATCTTTTTAGGAGAATAATCGCCTGGACGCGGAAAGACTCTTATTTTATTACTCTTAATCTCATAAGAATAATGAGAATTTCTTGTATAAATTGCGTCTTCGTACGCCATAGATTGAAGTTTGTTTTGCCACGGTGGAATAACTTCAAAAGTAGAATCATCGGCGTACATGCCGTATGTCGACATATTACCAATTGCGTTAATTCCGCCATAATAGCCGAAAAATCTCCACATCGCGTGTGGTGTTTTATAAAAAACTCGACGAACTGTTACCCTATTTGTTCCTACTTTTCCATAGAATGAAGAGCTGGCATCGTTGGCTGAAGACGAAGCTATAATTTCTTGTAAATCATAATCTTGCTGACCACTTACAATTGCAAATGAGCCAGAATAAATTGGCTCTGTGCCGCCAATACCAACTTCTGTTGCTGTTTTGTCGGCAATTTGTCTTGCGTAGCCAAAATCAAATTTAGGATATTTTAAACTGGCGCTTAACGCAGCAACAGAAGTTTCTTTTATTTCGCCATCATGATCAAATGTGCCAGTAATAGCACCAAGAACCGATCCAATCGCATTTTTAGCCTGGTGTATATTGACTAGATATGAATACTCTAAAACAGCCTCTTCATAGGCCGCAAAAACGTTTTTTTGCGTTAATTCAACGTTTAGGACATCGCCACCAAGCTTTCGATAAGTATAATTAACTTGTTCGGCGGCTCCAGAAACGAAATCTGTATTTTCTACATATATGCCATACGGATAATTAGCAGCACTGGCAGCTGAAGTTAAAGATCCCGTCTCCGGTAATGTTATAGCTGGTGTTGTTGACGTCGGCGTTAATGTAGGTACAGCCATTCATTTGTTCTCCGTGGATTACTAATATAAATAGTATCTGCTGGGAGTATCAAACTTTTTTAGTTGTTTTCTCGGCCACAGATCTTGAAAGATCCTTTTTTACAGGGGCCTTTTTTACAGGGGCCTTTTTTACAGGGGTCTCGACAGTTTTTTTTGGAGGTGCCGGTGGCGCTGCGACAACTGGAGCTTCTTCAACAACTGGCGTTGCTGCAGCTGCTTGTCTCGCTAATAATCTAAGTCTTTTCTTCTTTCTACCCATGATAATAGGCCTCCTATTTCCTTATAAATAGTTGATTATAAAACAAAAATCTCAAAAATTGACTGCGAAAAAAAATTGACCAATTGAGTTTTCATAAAAAAACCCCGCCAAGGAAAACCAAGGCGGGGTATACTATAATAATAAAAGTTGAATCTAAATCTAAGCTGACCCAGCGCAGCCTTGAGAGCCAGTTACAAAAGTCCAAGCATAACCACCAGATCCAGACATACAAATATAAAATCTTTGACAATTTCCATCTGTCTGTATTGTCATTGTGCCCAGTGTATTTATGTTACAAGAACCAGTCGAAGCTACGGGAAATTGAGATCCTGACAGGCTTGTTCCGCTTGAGCCCGAAATTGAAGAGGCACCATAAGTTGTCTCTCCTTCGGATCCGCTAACAGTAGTCTGACTACCACTAATTGTTGTTTCGCCTGCTGACGATGATACGTTAATCGGCATCTTCTTCTCCTTCTTCTATTTCCTCTAAAACAAATTTATAAAGTTTTCCATTCTGATTATTCTTTATAGACAAATAATTACTTTCCTCTACAATTGTCCAATCACCTCTATCATTCTTTAGTTGTAAATCTTGTGTGTATATATTCGCAAATCTGTTATCGCGTGATCCTAAATTTGCGGCGCCGTTACTGGTTGGCCTAATATTTGCTTGTATTAAGATATCTTGTACTACTGCTTCTATTAGTGCTCGTATTCTTAGAGTACCGATTTTTTTGGCCATTAACTAATCCCTCCCTTGTTCCTCACACTAATAAGTAGTCTTCGATGTGGGCATGCTCTCAATTTTTATAAAAAAACCCCGATCTCTCGAAAGAAACCGGGGCATATCAAACTACGCTAATTGTTATTAGCCGGTGCCAGACTCACCAAGGAGTCCGCGGACAACAACAAGGCCATACATATCAGGTCGGACCATCTTCTTAGCGTAACGAGTCATCACGCCCTTACGGGGCACGAAGTCTTCGGTACCGAAGATTGTCGGAGTGACCTGGAGAGGTACGTACGGGGCATATACATAACCCGTTTCGAGGAAACTGCCACCCTTACGGCCGACAAGAACCAAGTTACGCGGGAAGTACGGATCAACCCAGAGGTCCCATTTCTTGGAAATGGATCCAACGTTGACAGCACCAACAGTACCACGATCAGCATCAGCTGTAACGTTAGCACGGAAACCAGCAGTAAACTCAAGGATGTTAGCAACTTCAGGTGAGGTCACCAAGAAGTTAGCTCCACCACGTAGAGTCTTTCTGTGGATCTGAGCGCTTACGTCATTAACGGTCTCGACAAGAGTCTCATACCATTCGCTGACCGTACCAGTGAAGTCAGGAGCAGCTGCGCTAGCACCAACTTCTAGACCAGTTGTACGATTAACGAAAAGTCCCGGGGAGCGCGACCAGTAGTATGTACCAGCTGTAGCACCCTGAATAAGATCGTTAACGATTTCGCGGTCAATCTCAAGAGCGATCTGCTCAGAAAGAATCTGAGTAAGCTCAACCTCGGCATCAAGGTTATGATAAGCATTTAGGTCTTGACCTAATTCCGGAGACCACTTGGCCTTCAGTTTCTTGGTCATCGCCGTAACAGCAATACTGTCGACTTTGATATCAATCTCGGGAATGGTATTCTTAACATTTCCATCAAACTCATTATCAGGAACATTGCCAGCACCCTCCAAGGGGAAGATATCGCCAACGACGGCGCCAACAGCAGAAGCTTGATCGTAATCATCAGCAACGGGATAAGTCAAAGCAATTGTACCAGAAACAGCATCAAAGGTAGCTGCAGGACCAGCCAGAGTAACAACCAATCTTTCAGTTCCGCTGACGGTAACAAGTTTAGTCAAACGACGAACAAGCTGAATGGTCGTGGAGGCGGGCGGGTCTTCGGCGGCATCTAAGACGAAGCCATTAATTGCCGAAGCCGAAATAGCAATTAAGTTCTTGCGATTAAGCGGACCAGAATTATTACCATCAGAAGAATAATCATCACTACCGGGCACACTCATTGTAATCTGCAGATAAGTATTAGTACTATCAGCAAGAGTATCCGGATCCCAACGAAGAGAAGCCAGCTGAGCGGCACCAGCCGTAGTACCATTAAGGTTGGCCAGGTCCGCCATCGTAGTACTAGCTGTTATCGGAGCCCAGGCAGACTGGCCGGCCGACGCCGTCAAACCGGGCGCGGCGACAGCGACCGATCCTGTCGGCGAAGTATAACCAGTTTGGAGGTTATAAAAACCACCGCCGTCTTCTGTAATGTCGGTCACGCCACCAGTTAACTCACTGCCAACCACGCCACCGCCGTAAAGTGACTCACCAGCATCTAGACCCGACCGTTGTTCGTTAAAAGTAAAGTCCATGAAGAAAATGAGGCCTGACGGGAGGCTCATCGGCTGAACCGAAACGAGATCGTTTGCGATCAAACCACCGAAAACTCTGCGGACGAGAGGAAACGCAACTGCTGCGAAACCTTGAACGTCGGCGCCGCCCATTGAAGAGGCCTCTTTAAGTAATTGAGCCGCCTGGTTTTCGAGCAAGCGAGCCATTCCATTTTTGGCACTGTCCGTATTAAGACCCTCTAAAAGACCGGTGCGCTCCCATTTTTCAATGATGGCAGCACCTTCTTTAGCAAGGGATCTGTCAACGATGCCTTCTGTTAATTTTTTTAAAACTGACATGTTAAAATCTCCTTATATTATTTTTTATTTAAGCCAGCCAAAATTTTCCATCTATCAATAGATGAATCATTTTGGATTGTTTTGTTTTCTCTGTCGCGGTTGCGATGAGAAAGGATCAATGTTGAAGTAGTCTTATTCATTGCTTCGCTCAACGATTCTGGCTTATTATTCTTAATGGTGCTGCCCGTTGCGCTTTGAAGTGTTTCATAAATTATTTTAGCTTCTTCAACACTTTCAGAGTTAGATAAGGCTTCGACAATTTTATTTTTTTGTCGCTCATTCAGAGAGTCGCTCATCAAAACTTTGTTTGTATATAATAGTTTGGCATTCGCAAGATTGGATTCACTTAATTTATCCTTCAATCTGTTTGTAACACCAAGTAATTCTTTTTTATCAGATGTCAATTTATTAACATCTGTCTGTAATTTGTTGCTCGATTCTTCAAGATTTTTAAGAGCCTTTCTTTTAGCATCCCACTCTTCACGAACTTTTGAATCCTGAAGCATTGCCAAAAGTTCTTCTTCTGCCAATCGAAAAACAGATTCCGGTGGCGTGCCCCAACCCGATTGAAGCGTTTTTATATCTACATCAACCGTTAGGGCCTCTTCAACAACTTCGTTTAAATCTTCTTCATTAATCTCTAAGGATTCACCATTTTCATCAACCACGTCGCGTTTCCAGCCCGAGCCCTTTATGGGCGGCGTGGACGGCGCAGTCTTCGACGGGATCCCCTTTGGGGCCTTGGGGTACGACTTCGCCGCCGGCTGGGTAGTCGGGCCGGGCCTTGGATCACCGACGTCCCGGGTCGGCAAGTCCTTGACGGGGACGGCCATGGGTTGATCCAGGCCCGGGATGGGGTTTTCAATGGGATCATAATCGAGCCCGGGGAGCATCGTCGACGGGTCACCCTCAGAAGCCTCGACCATCTGCGCTAGTTCGTCCAATAAATCTTCTTCCAATGTCATTTCCGTATATGTATCTTTGTTTGACATTTCTTTTAAAAAGCCTTCATCAAGCTCTAGGTTTTCTGGAATTGTTTCCAGGGGCCCTTCTTCGTCCCCCATTAGTTCAGTATCCTCTAAGGTGCCAGGCTCTTCTCCTGCCTCCAAATCAGACTCTAAACTCTGTAAATCAATATGTACTGTCTGTGTTTCGTCCGGACACGCACATAATTCTAGACCTTCGGCATTTGCTAGCGGAAGGTCGACTTCGGGATCTTCGGGATCTTCTTCTGCTTCGAGAGCACCAAATTCTTGACCCTCAATGCTTTCATCTTCGACGTCTCCAAAAACATCTTCTTCGACTTCTAAGATTTGCTGGACGGCTTCTTTAATTTGATCTGAAAATTTATCTAATACTGTTGCTTCTGCATTACGCAAAGCAACTTCTTTTAAAGCCTCCGCGTCAATAATAGCTTGATCAAGCAAATTTGACATTTATAAACTCCTTAAGCTTAAGTTTCTAGAATAAATAGTATATATATCCTTTAAATGACAAAATCACTTTATAAAGTATTTACACCAGAGCCAGAAATATAATCACCAGGCATTCGAGTTGATGGGATGTTTGTTAATTCAGCGAATATTTGGAAGGATGCCGTTGCTGCGGTGCCACCTGCGATGACGGCGACATTGATGTGATTAGTTCTCACTGTGGTAGTAAAAGTATTACCTGCTGTTTCGAAGCCTCCGCCCGAAGAAGATGCAAAAGTAACTGTAAATATATGACCTTGTGAATATTGGGTCGGAGGAGCATGCGCGTCGGCTGTATATCTTGAAGAATTTGGGTTTGTAATAAAAGTATCGTCGCCAATTTTGGAGGTTCCGTCAACAGTTATTGGCTCGCCAAAGAAAAAATGTATCGGATCGGATGTATAAAGTTTTGACCCATTGCCGTTGGCTGTAACCCATGAGTTCGGTATAGCCTGGACTGTAATCTTTTTAGCTACACGAGGAAAATGGAATGTTCGGACCGAGCCAGACAGAATTTCTGAGTTTATAAATGATGCGGTCATCCACGGAGTACCCGAAGATTGATATGAGCCTACGTGATTTAAACCAACGCCAACAGTGCCCGCTCGTATTGGGGAATTTGCATCTGTGCCAAATTGTGCCATTTTATTCTCCTACCTTATATTTAGTTTCTTATTTCTTTCTGCCTCGGCCTTTCTTGCGTTGCGCAGTTTTTTTGCTTTTTCTTTTCTTCTTTTTGTTGAAGGTTTTTCGTAGAATCTTCTATCTAAATAGTCTTCAAGTATGCGTTCTTTTTTAACTTTTTTCATAAATCTTTTAATTAGGCGATACGGATCCCCTTTAACTTGTCTTAGATCTATACTAACATTAACACTTTTCTTGGCCATCTTTATCCTTTAGATTAAATCTTTCCACTTACCATTAGCAATATTCATGATTCCCGATATATCAACGCCCGCATCGTGGGGAGAAACTCCAGATAATGCCGTATGTTGATTGCTTTCCGGAATAACCTCTTGCGTGCCTTCAAATACATCTACGCCGCCGAAAGACATTGTTTCATTTAATCTCTTGATTTTTTCTTGTCTTTGTTTTTCGAGCGCGGCAGCCTTTTTCTGCAACTCTTCTGAATCTGGAGCACTTTTATTACTTCGAACAGTCAGGCTCTCAGTAATAATTTGTTGATTGGCCATTCCTTTAGCGACTTCTGTAATGATTCCAGATAGTACGCCCTTTTCGAAGATACATTCTTTAATACATTCTTCGATAAGGGGCTTTAAGATCTTTTTAAGTTCACTTCTTTTCATTGTTAGCCCGCTAATATCTTCCAGCGTTTATAAATTTTTGATTCGGTGAGCGCTCGTTCTTCTTCTGGCTCGTCACCACCAGCAGCGCTGGTATCCCCAGTTGTAAAAGGTCCAGCATAATTCACACCGCCGGCCTTCAAAGCAGCCGCAACTTTATCGGGAGTAGCACCAGGATTAACTTCCGGATCTGCTTGTGGCATTTTTGTTCTAGAGGGGGCCCCTTCAACTTGTGAAGCAGCAGTTTTTTTAATCGCATTTTTAGCATATGCCTCGGCATAATCAACCCCTTTCTCTACCTCTTTAATACCCTTTATTTTCATGAGGGCAGCAACATAGGGTGCCACACCTTTAGGATCTGGCTGAAGTGTTTGTGGGTTGACTTTTCTTTCTGACGCGCCTAAATACTGTCGAATCTGGCCCGCTCCATCGGTAAATAAATTGCCTCCCTTTGCCTTTTTTGTATCAGCTTGGCCGGCGACAGCATATATTCCCAAATGTAGCGCCTGGAGCATGTCATCAGAAGATAAATCTGTCTTAAATCCAACTGTATTGATTTTTCCGTTTGGGTTGATCATCATGGCTTGTGACCAACGATGATGTCCGTCTAGTACAACATTTCCATCAGAGGTTTGAGCTATGATAATAGGATTTTTAAAGTCAAATACCGGTGATTTCTCGCGCATTTTTTCAATTAACCAATTGACATCTCCCCAGTCAATACCATCCCATGCCATTCCATCAATTCCTGCCATTGTGTTTCTTAAAGATTGGGCAGCTCCGACTTCATTTTGTGACGCCTTGAGATTTGAGAACGGAACAATGCCGCCGCCGGCGGCTTGGACTGCCATATCATCTCGTTCTGTGCCATCCTTCTGGCCCTTATCGATCAATTCTTTAGCAGCATCAGATAAGCCAGCAATCGGTGGAACTGGCAAGCTTCTCAAAGGTTTTCTCATCCAAGCATCCAGCTCTTTTCCAAGTGCAGCCTGATGTCTTAAACCTCCTCGTGCTCTGGGAGCCAACGGACGTTCATTTAAAATTTGAAGATCTTTAACTAATTCTTTTAATTTTGTCTTCATAATTTTCATCATTTAGTTTCCTGATCTTACAATTTTTTTAATTTCATCTTCGATCATATTCCTTAAAGACTCTTTGGTGAGTTTTTTATTCTCATCCCAGCGAAACTTTCGTTCTTTCCTTCGGGTCTTTTTTTCTGGCTCGTATAAACTGCCTAAACGACTTTGTCTACTAAGACCAGAAGCACCGTACTTTGGGGTGCCTCGCGCAGATTTCGATTCCCAACCATAGCGCTCCTTTTCCATCTCTTTTTGTGAAAAATCGCCTAGGCCACCCTCTTCAAGTTCTTCGCCTTCTTCAGGCTCTTTGTCGCGTTTCATCGGCAGATCTGTCGACCCGGGGTCACCAGAGTGCGGCGTCTCGGTCGACGGGGCCGGCTTGGGACCCGGGTCGATGGGCATGCCGTTGCCGATTTCGTCAAGCTTTGCTATTTCTTCTCTGATGATTTGCTGTAAATGTTCTCTTGTTACTTTCATATTTCTTAATCCTTTAAGATATCTTGAATAAGATTATCCAAGCTCGTTTTTTCTTTATTTTCATTTAAATAAGAATTAATGCCCGCATCTATTTGTGGAGTCGAAATAGAAATAGCGCCCCCTGATTTTAAATAGGCTCCAGGTGTCGAAGGTTCCGAAACGATATCAAAACAAATTAATTGAAAATCATCTTCAACCATTACATAACCCTGTGATTCCTTTACAGTTCCAAGGCCTCGGGAAGAAATACCCAGCTTTACGCCGGCTTTAATTAAATCCTTGAGAATACGACCGGAAGGTGTGCCAAGTACTTCAATCTTTCCCATAACATTGTCACCATCCCACCACATTTTTGCTACAATGTGCGCAGCATTCTTAAGATTAATAACACTATCATCTGGATGATCTAACTCTCCAAGTGATCTTCTTTCTCTAATTGCTTTTTGATAGTTTTCAACTTCTCTCTGCAGGGTTTCTTTTTTATAAATCCTGCCATTGCCATTTTTTGTGCCAGCTTTTTGACACACTCCCACAAGATAAACTGCTCCATCATTGGCAACGCGCTTTCTTTCCGATTCTGTTAAGATATCAAAAGCACATTGTCCATCAGGACAAAGTTCAAAGTATTCTTGTAAAAGCTGTTTTGACATTTAGTTATTTCTTATTTTTTTTGTCGCCGCCGCCGGTGCTGCCGCCTTTGCCAATCCACCAACTTCTCGGTGCAATATTCGCACCAGGTTTAACTACTTTTCCAGGTCCATGACCTGTATTCTTTTTGCCGTCTTTCTCGTCTGCCATTTTATCTTCTCCTTTTTAAAAAATAAATTAAAGCGAGGCTCACCCTCGCACGATATAGCTGCCTGAGCAGCATCTTCTAGTTTCTGGAATATTACGTTTTTTCATTTTCTAGCCTCACGTTTAAATTTAATCCAAAGTCTTTCAACAACATACTAAAAAAGTACGAAGTTCCGGCAGACAAGCAGCCGCACAAAAATGCTGTAAACAAACTATAATCAAAACTAAATAGTTCAGTTTGACCATTCATAGCCCATAAAAATATACCAATCCAAAAGCCTAGGCAAAGAGGACAGTGAAATAAATCTCCTAACTTACCCTTTGTGGGTCGAATAAAATTAAAAATTGAACCATATGCCAATAAAAAAGTTAACCCGTAGGAACAAAGAATAAAATGTAAAGTTTCCATTATTCCTCTAAACGGTACACTGCGGCTGTTTGTAAGCCATAAGGCATATGGCCCGGGTTGATTGAGCCCTTCTTCTCTGAATGATACTGTTCCGGATCAAATTCTGTGTATTCACCTGGAGGCGGCTCATTTAGACGATCTTCTTCTTGTTTATCGAAAGCACGTTCAAAGTCCATCAATGGACGTTCTTTTTCTATAAATCTTGAAATAGCCAACAAACTATGTTGCACCCCATTATACATTTTAGATTCTTGTATTTTGGCTTCCATAGAATTAAAAATATTTCCACCCTGGATGGAATTATAGTCGATAACCCCTCGTTTTCTTAAAAATGTAAATAATCTATTTTGTGCTTCGTACACATGATCACCATAATATTCTTTAGCAAAGGTCAAAATCTTGTTTTTCGAAGGCATAATAACAATATCAATGTCATCGTGGTCATAGATCAAAATATCGCCGGCCAAACTTTTTCGTGCCTTAAGTTCAATTGTTTCTTCAATCTTGTTTTGTTTAATTATTATTTTGATCGGCGGCTCTTTCGCACCTAATTTAATATTAATTGACATTGGTTGAAATCTCTTTTGTTAGTTGTTGTATTTTTAACACTTTCTCTAGAATATTTCTATTAATTTTCTTTTTTGAAAAAGAATTTAAAACATCTATTATCTGATTTTTTTTATCCAAAATCAATGGGCTATTATTGCCTTCTGTTATATTAAGCAAATCTTTCTTTAATCTTGCAATTTCTTCATTTAAGAATACTTTGAATTCTAAATCATCTGTTTCACAAGAAGAAACATAATGTTTAATTAAATCTTTTTGCTCTTGGAGCAATACATCTTCATATGTTTCATTAAATTTATTATAAAAAGTTTTAAATGCTAGCTTGCTTGTCGGCTTATATTTTTGTTTTTTAAGAATTTCGGAAGAAGCCTGGATCCTTTCTAGTATACAATCTTCTAATTTAATCTGCTCTTTCACGCTTACATTTTCGTGTAACACTTGATACGCAGTTGCCAGACTTTTATATTCAGAAATAAAATGTTCGAAAATATCTTTTCCTAAATCCTTATTAATTTTTTTTATCAATTTTGTCTGAGCATTAAAGATATCTTTTCTATTCAGACTTTGATGACGGATTTTCGTCTCATGTAAGACCTTATTAGCAAATTCATTATTCAAGTCAGCGGTCGACGTTAAGTTTTTGTAAAGCTCTAGTTCAGTATTTAAAATACTTTTTTTATTAAAAAATTCTTTTAAGATTTTAATAATTGTTTTTTTGCGAGATTCATCGGCCTTCAATGAAACAACTGTTAATTCGCGTACAAGAATTTCAAATAAAAACGCTGTATTTCTTTTTTTATTATGTTTATGTTTCGTCATACTTCGACTCCAGAAGCGCTATTAGATTTTTGATATCGGTGTTGGTCTCAAATAATTTTCTCTCTTCATCATTATAAGTAGAATCAAGATTTTCAGTAACACCATGCGCAAGACGATTAATTTCTATTCCAGGAAACATCTTTCTTCTCGAAGAACCTTTGTGCTCATCAGCCCAAAGACCTTTCATGTGTCTTTTTCGGGCGCCCATATCTCTTCTATCACCGCCTTTATTAGATCGCGGCTCATACCATCCGTGAGATTTCGAGGTTGTAGTATACGTTTTGCCATTTTCTTTTTTAACATCACGCTTCGGAGCAGCTAAGAGCGCGCTTTCCTCCTCACCGCCGGCCTCTTCGCCGGCGGGTTCTTCGGCGGCGGCTTCTTCGCCACCAAATTCTTCACCACCAAACTCTTCACCACCAAACTCTTCACCGCCAAATTCTTCACCGCCGCCTAGGCCGGCCATGCCGCCTTCGACACCTTCGGCTGTTACATCTTCTGCTGCTTTTTCTAGATCAGCAACCAATCTCTTGTCATGGAACATCTCTCTTTGAATTCTAGACATCTCTTCTGCCGAGACATTGAATATGTGTTCCGCAAGCCAGCGCTTACTGAAAAAGCCTTCTGTGGCCCCAGACGCAACTTCAAACTTAGTTCGCCAATGTTCTAATTCCTGAAGTTGTGCTAATTTAGAAGGATTGTTTAAACGAAGTTTAAAAGAAGTTAGATCTTTACCACGATATCCTCTTGTAAACAAATGTACAACTGCTATCTTTTCTAACTCTGAAATAACTGATCGTTGTAAGCGCTGTACTGTTCTGGCAAACCTAATATCTTTTTGTGCTAAAGTTGTTTTATCTTCATCGGCCCCCTCAGAATTTGTTAGATAAGAGGGTGGAATTTTAAGTGCGCTGAATAATTTATCTCTAAGATATTTAACATCATCAATGTCGCCAGTAAATGTACCTCCAGGCAAACTTTCAACCTTTGTTGATTCTCCGCCCCTTACAGGAATAAAATAATCTTCTTCGATTGACATCGGGTTATAACGTAGGTCGACGCGGCCGCTATCAGCATTGACTATTTGATTTCTTTTCATTTGTGTCATAACACGCTGTACATATTGTTCAACATCCTGTGGGGGGATATTACCTACATCAATATAAAAAACTCTTCTTTCAGGCGATCTTACAATGCGATATGCCATCATAGCATCTTCCAAAAGTGTTAACTGGCGCCAAACTCTACGAGCAGGCTCCAGAACTGATGTTCCATATGGAGCATATTTATCATTTCCTAAAATTCTAAAATGTGCAACCTGCCAATTTTCTAATGTAAGGCCGGCTGAATTCCATTGGTATTGAACATATTTGGGATTATCTTCATCTTCCCCCTCTAAACGTTCCACTTCTTGTGAAGGAAGTCCAATGGCATACTGGATTCCGTCTTTTTCGTCTATATCCAAATATAGAAAAAAATCACCAAATTTACAAAGAGACCTGGCCCATCCAAAAATATTAAATTCAATATTTAAAATATTGTGATATAAATTTTCTAATTCTATTTTAATTTCTTCATCGTGAGTTACTATATTTAATAGTGGTGTTAATTCAGTTGAAGTTGTAATTTCATCTGCATAAATATCCAAGGCAGAAGCAATCTCGGGCATATATTCCATTTGGTCAAAATCAATATATCGATCAGTTCGATTTTGATTAGACATAAAGTTTGCTGCAAAGTTACCCTTTTGCCCATATTCTGTTTTTTTAAATGTTTGGCCGCTGGCAGACTTAAACGTATTGGCATAATTGTCTAAATGTAATCGTCGAGGATGTCTCGTAGTTTGCTGTCTATACGTCGTTAAGGGACCAGATAAAAGCTTGGTTAACTTTCTAAATAATCCATGTTGTGGATTTCTTGGATTTGTATTTCTATTAGCCATCTATATAATTATCCTTTCAGCAACCAAACATGATCAGCATAATTTTGTTTTTCATCATCTTTCTTAACATATTTATGGCCACGCATACCTGGAACTGTAGTGTTGATAATTGTATCAGATTTTTTCATACAGTTTAAGAAAGCTTTTTTATATTCCATGTCCCTTTGATTTACCTCAAACGCAATATCTTTAACCCAACAACCAATCGCAAAAGCCATAACCAGGTCATCATTATATCCGCGCATTGCTTGCGGCTTGCTATTGTGCCAAATAAATGTCTTCATTTCATTATAGGTTCTTATTGAATACATCGTAATTAGTTTATTTCTAATGAATTCTTCCAACTTGGCGATAACCAGGGGACGTGTTTTTGAAGTCATCGAAAATCCCATAACGGCATTGTTGGCTCTTTCGCCAATCAGAGGGTCAACATATTCATGACTAGATTTATATGAGTAAAATATATTTGGATAACTAAATTCTTGAAGTTTATCAAGAACTGTCCAGCCAACTGTGTTGTTTTCGACAACAACCATACAGTTGCCATATTCCTTTCCAACTTCATTTAACATATTGGCAAATAAATCTGGCGTCGCTTTTCCCTGATATTCTCCAACAATTTCCATCGTTTCAATTTTAAATATTAAAAATGTTGAATAATCTTTGCCGTCTCCGCGGGCCACATCTGCAGATAAAAGATACGTTGAATCTGGCTGATACTTCTCCCAAACCCAAAAATTACGATCAAAGCCAGTTTTATATTCTGGTTCTCGTAGGCCACCCTCAATAATTTTCATATCATCTGCGTGAAAAACAGTTTCGCCAGACATATTAAAACTACATTCTAGCTCCTGTGCTATTTGACGTCGTGACATATTTTTGGTCTCATTTTCAAACCAACCTTGATCACGATCTGGATGAACATCCCACTTTAAAGATGTCAAATAAAAATCATTATTTTCTTGTTCGGCATCAACACAAGTTTGGTGAAACCAGTTACCTACACCATTTGGTGTGGACAAGGCGATACAGCGTCCTCCAGTAGATAAAGTAGGATATAAGCCGGTCCACAATTCTCCAAGACCTTCAATATGTGCGGCCTCGTCAATTACAAGTAGCGATAATGCTTCTGAGCGGCCGGCGTCTGTTGATGTTGAGGTGGCTTTGATTTGTGAGCCGTTTGTTAATTCGAAAGAAGTCCTATTGTCAATTGATATTTCAGAAATGCGAAGCCAATCTGGTAGATTTTTATGAATCGCTTTAACTTTTTTAACAAGATTTGAAGCAGTCTTAAACTGTGTCGCAATAACAAGAACGTTCTTTTCTTTATGGAAAAGCATTATCCAGGCAACGTAAGCAGCAGTGATTGTTGAAATGCCAAGCTGGCGCGCTTTTAAAATTACATTAAAGCGATAATCAGTAAAGTCTCTAACTAGTTGCGTCTGAAAATCATAAGTGTTAAAGGGTATTAAGCCGTGTTGTGGGTGTGATATCCTAGCATAACTATTAATAAAGTATACAGGATCTTTACCAGATTTTACAATTTCTTTTAAAATCTGGTCTCTGGTGGGTTTGTAGGGCACTATCCTTTGCCAAGGAATTTTTTAAACTTTGTATCTAGTGTATTCTCGCTCGGCTCAAGACGATCAGTAATGTCTTTCAAATTTCCAATTTTAAAAACTTTATTCGCTGTAACAAAAACTCGAACGCGGCTTGTTGACTGTACCATAGCATCAGCTTCACCTTCGGCAGTTAGAGAAATAGTTTTTCCAGTAATTTGTTTATATCTTTTACGAAGATACTTCGCAATATCTTTAAATGTTGATTCAATATCGTTTTCAAAATTTGTAGCATATACATCTTTGAGACGACAATCGGATTGATATGTTACAAGCAGCTTGGTTCCATCGATACGACACTTAAAACCATCCATTACTCTTGAATCTAGAACGGGATGGCCCTCTTCTCTTTTCAGGCCGACCTTAACTGGCTCACCTTTATCATCTAGCGCACCATCATATGAATCTGCAGCTGCCTGCATCAATCCTTTTACAACATCTAAATCTAATTGTGACATTTATTTTCTCCTGGTCTCCAGCCTTTCAGCCATCGGTCTTCGCGGCCTTCGACGTAATTTATAAAACATCTTTGGCAACATTCAAATTTATTATAATATATATCGTCTTTAACTGTTTTTAGTCTTTTTATACAAACTGGGCAAACTAAAATGCTAATTTCTCTAGTAAGTAGTTTTTTGTTAACTAAAAATCCATCAACCTCAACCTTCTCTTGTTGCTCTTCGAGCACACATTGAGACGCATCCAGTTCTTTTAGTTGCTCAAGGTACTCTTTTTCTTTGTCTTTGGACCAATTTGAATTTGGATTTATAGTTGCGTCTTCGCCATATTTTTGATTAATGGCTTTTTCAATTTTTGCTATGTGGTTCCAATCTTTGTCCATATAGTAATTAGTTCAAAAAGCACGAGGGCTCGGTTGAACCTATACTTTATAACATTAATTATAAAATGTTAAGTTTAATCAACTTGTATCTCCCAGAGGGATCCACTTATAAGTACTCCCACCAGTTTGAACACTATATAATATGATCCCCGTGGCGTTTGTAAAAGTTTTTGTTACACTGCCAGCTGGATTATTAAAAATTAGTTTAGGGTCGCCGCTAGAACTTTTGAGACCGAGAACAACCTTAAGTTGACCATGTAGAGATGAGTCAGCTAAAGTGCAAATATTATCTACACTAGCTGTACAATGAATAATACTAGTGGGAGTCGTTGTGGGTACTGCGGAACCAGATATCGTTAACGCAGTTCCGTCACCACCCAGAATCACTTTCCTGTACATTCCAAAACCATCATTGGTTGAGTCAACTTTAGCTGCAACGTTTGCGCCGGCTGTTAAAAATCGAAGATCAGCGCCAGCTATTTGAGCACCCAATTGAGGTCCAGTGGATCCAGATGCAATGGATAATAGATCAACATTATCTTTCTGAAAGACAACAGATCCACCAGAGGCATCAAGAGAAATATTCGCCGATGAATCAACTCTAACGCCACTACCAGAAATAGTTATGCCGGTGCCTGTGGCGACATCCATACGATTAGTGCTGCCTGTGCCAAAAGTAATATATTTATCGGCTGGTATTCGTATACCCGAAGAAGCAGTTATATATGAACTAACGCCCAATGTGGAAAAAACAGTGGATCCAGAAACTTCTAGAGATCCTGAAATACTTATGGTAGTGTGAGCTGTTATCGAGCCGGTCGTGCTTCCAGTGGCTGGGTGTAGATTATTTACGTAAAGATTACTCATGATTTATTTTCCTATATTAAATATATTTACGCATCAGAAAAGTCTTTAATTTTTAAATTACTGCCTGCTGAGATAGTAAATGATGCACCCTCTGAAATTGTTATCGGTCCATATAAAACAGCATTAATATTTTCAGGAATAACCGTAGTCGTATCTATAGTTGATCGATTGCCAAAACCAGCAGAAGACACAAAACCGGGCAGATCTTGGGCGATAGTCTCGGCTGCTCTTCTTAATTTTGCCGGTGTCCACGTGGCTATTGTCCCTCTTGACGTTGCCACTAATTTTGTACCTCCACTGCTGCGTAGAAAATACCAATTGATAATACAATGCCCGCAATAATACCACCAGCAAACCACCAGTGAGAATGATCGTCTATCTCATCTTTAATAATTTCATTTAATTGATTGATTTCTTTTTCTTTCTGGACCAATAATTGATTATGCATATTTTTTAAAGAATCATGTTGTACTCGTAGGAGATCAATTGCTAATTGTTTATTCGCCAGTTGAACCTCAAAATCTTTTTTTATTTTTAATTCAAGCTCTATGCCACAATATCTACTTTTTGCTATAAACTTTGCGCCGGCTATTGAATCCAAGAGAATGCCAGAAAATGGTGCTGGCTCATCAACAGAAATTGATGTTATGTTGCCTTCTTGATTTTCTAGTTCTTGAGCTGTGGCACTTGTCGTTACACAAAGAAAACAAATAATTAAAAAAATTGTAAATATTTTTTTAAACATTATTGGCCCCTAAAATATCAGCAATCTCCTTTGCCATTTTATCAGGATTATTATCAAATTTTTTGACAATAGCTTCAACTTCTTTTTTTTCTTTTTTTGGCAATTCTTTCATCTTGGTGTTAAAATCATTTTCAATTTTTACAAGATTTTCTTGATGACGCTCTATAGCATCTAGTGTTTTTTGTCTTTCCTCGGCATTATTTTTGTTAATGATTTCAATTTCTTTTTTATAGTTTTCTCTAGACTGCATCATAATATCAAAATATTTATTTTTGACACCCTTGCCAATAAAAATACAGGCTAACACCAGCACCAAAATTACTGGAATATACCAGTGATGCTTAATCCAGATCCAAACTTTTTTCCACATTAACACTTTGTTTTCATCCATGCTTCCATTTAGCAGCCAGATCAACTAAAGCTTGTGAGCCGACATACATCAACGTAACAGCAACCCAATCATCGCTTGTTACGCCGCCGGCCAAAACCAAATATGTGGCCGTTACCCATGCCAAAAATTTACGTGAAATGAATCTCTCAATATTTTTATCTAACCATGCTTTTGCTCGTCTCATTATTAAAGTCTCCATTGATAAATAGTATTCCGAAAAGACTTATTGATTTACTGAAGCAAAACCTTTTCTTTTCTCAATTATAATTTGTGTATCAACCGTATCTTTCAAAGAATCTAAGTGAGAAATAAGAAGCACAGTCTTGAATTGAGTTTTAATCATATCTAAAATTCTAATGAAACCTTCCATATTTTCTTCGTCTAAAGTTGTACCCGGCTCGTCCAAAACAAAAATATCACCTTTTGGTAAAGTTGATACATTTAAAAGTGCAAGACGAATGGCCATGGCCGCAATTGTTTTTTCTGCGCCAGAGCCCATTTCAATTGGGCGTGGATCGTGGCCGGGATGTTTAATTAAGATGTCAAGTTTTTTATCTTCATTTTCAAAAAAAACTTCAAAGTCAACAATATTGGCAATAACCTTTGAAATTTCAGCATTAATCAGCGGCAAGCGCTTTTTAATAATATCGTAAGAAATTCCATTAGCATGCATACAGTTCATAAACAAATCGTAAGCAGAAAAATTATTACATAATGTTGTATAATCTTCTTTATCCCGCTTAATCTTTTCAACTCGTTCTTCTAGCGTTCCATCTTCTTTATATAAATTAAGAATAAGTTTTTGACAACGATCATATTGTTTGCTTAATTTGGTAACTTCTTCATCAACTTCTTCTTCAGAGATTTGTAAAGTTTCCAAGTTTTCAATAAGTTTCTTGTTTTGATCATAATATTCCCTTTGTTTCTCAAGTTCTATTAAGTATGTTTTAATTTTAAAAGACTCGTTTTTATTTTTTTCAACTTCAACATTCAACAATTGTAGATCAACTTTTGATTCAGATAATTTATGCTGAAAAGATCCATAATCCTCTAATATTTTTTTATTTTCTTCTGGTTTTAAAGCATTTAATTCTGCCTGTGTATTGTTTTTTATAATAGAAAGCTCCTCCAGTGAAACGCCAGATGAACTTATTAAACGTTTTGATTTGTGAGCATCTTCAATAAACCTACAAGTTGGAAACTTATTACCACAAGGAACTTCATCCAATAAATCAATTTTCTTCTTCTGTCTTTCTATCTTCTCTTGTAGTCTCTGTATGTCACTTTCCAAATCTTTAATTTTTTCAACCCTTTGCTCAATCTCTTTTTGTTTTTCTTTAATTTCGTCAGCTGGGCATTCTTCCAAGAACTCTTCTATTTCAAGAACATGCTTTTCCTTTATATCAATTTGAGCTAAAAAGTTAACTTGACTATGTTCATACTCTTTCAGCAATCTTGTTCGTTCCTCAATATTCGATATCAAATCTTTGATATCAATTATATCGTCAGGAATCTCTTTTAACTTTAGAGAAATTTCTTGTAGCTCATTTTGTTTTTCAGTTAAACTCTCTTTCAAAACAACACATTCAAGATCTTTTTGTTCTCGTTTAATGTTATTTTTATTAAAGATTTTTTCTGCTTCTTTTATTTCTTTATCAAATTCACGATCGTCGTCTCGGCGAATCAAAACTTTCATATCTCCAGCCTCGTCTTTCGCCATTTTGAACTTGTGTTCAAAGACTTCAAGATCCAAAAATTTGGCGAGAATTTCTTTGCGGCGGGTCGAACCTTCACCGATATACGAAAGCGAGCCGAGCTGTGATGCCATTGAAGTTAAAAGAAAATCTTCAAGACTGCCAAAGATTTTTTTAATATTCTTGTCGGTCTCAATTCTTGAAGTACCATTCAGGCTTTTTTCTTCTTCTAAGGCATTATCGTAAACGCTGAACTCTAAATCAGTTTTTGCCTCTTGCGTTACGTTGCCTCGAAGCTTTTTAATATATTTTGTGCTAACTCTTTCAATTTTATAAGTTTTTGTTCCAATACCGATTTCAACGTAACCTCGACAATAATCTTTATTTTGATTAATGACATTGAGGTTTTTACGATTATTCTTTGATGTTGTATTAAAGAGTGTGTAAAGTAATGAATCGACAATGCTGGATTTTCCAGAAAAGTTCTTTCCAAAAATCCCAACAATGCCGTTTAAATTTTCAAAATTAATAGAGTTTTTTTCACCATAGTTGAATAGATTATCCCATTCTATTTTCTTGAGTCGCCAGTTGATATTCCGCGAGATTTCTTCCTCTTCCTCGACTCTTGTTTTATAAATGCGATTAAGATTGAGTATCTTTTGAGTCGTTTCGGTATCGACTTGATACTCTTGTAAATATTCTTCAATTAATTCCTCCTGAACATTGATGTCGCGCAAATCTTCTTTTACTAATGAATTGGTCAAATCCTCGATATTAATTCGATCACCTTGCGCACGATTTAAATATGTAATAGCCTCTGGTTTGAAGCGCGTTTTTGCAACATCAATTGCGCGACGAATTATGTCCAACGGCAAATGATTTTCAGATACGAGACGGAGGCGCGCCCCTTTTTGAACTTTAACTTTCTTTGAAATTCTTCCGCGAGGCGTCAATTGAATTGTAATAAAAGGTTTTGGATTTTTTAAAACAAAATGCTCACAAGTAAAGTTCTCTTTATCTTTAATATCCCAAATCAAATATCCTTTGTCGCTTGTTTCTCCGTGATTCTGTTGGATCGTCGAGCCAGGATAACGTATCTTTCCTTCTTTGTCCAAGATTTGATTGGTTTTGTGTATGTCCCCAAGAAAACCATAGTCAAAATTATTAAAAATGCCAAGATCATTTTCCCCCCTTTCCATTGTCCACCCCAAGTCTGTTTGACAATTTGAGATTGATCCATGATATAAAGCAATGTTTATACGATTTGAATCAGACGGATCCTGCCAATTGTCTTCATCAAATACAGACAACACATTCAGCGAGAAATTATCCCTTAAAGGCATCTCTCCCGAATTTCGTAGTAGGTATAGGCTCTGATGTTGTAATGCGTTTACGATAGGAGTAAGAGCGTCCTGGCGGCTTGAGTTCCGTAGGTTGCCATCGTGATTACCGAGAATAACATATGTTGGTGCTATATCTGCTAGATTCTTGAGGAAATCAGAACACATTTGAACATACTCGGGACTAATTTGAGTCTTCGTATGTGCGATATCCCCACAGTGAATTATATAATCTGGCTTCTGTTCTCGAAGGCTTTTATATAATTGGCTAAAAACCTCTCTATATTCTTTATGATATTTTAAATTTCGGATATGAGTATCCGATATGTGCGCAAAACGCATATAAACTCCACTTATACAAATCTATTATACTAACGCTTATCGTCTTTGTCAAGGGAATTCGATCGCGATATAATGAACGGATGGCTCGGTTTTCTATCTTGATATTTAACTCGCGTGCCGACGACTCGATCAACCCACTCTGTTGTAATTCCCCAATTGGCATCTTGATCTTTTCCCATATGATGATCGTGGTGCCAGGGTACTTTTTTCTTTGCCCATTCTGGATCTAAATGAGATTTCTTATGAACATAATAGTATCTAAAAGCACCTGCTAAAACTCCAACATAAAATACAGCTGATACAAAGAGGATAGGTAAGTGTAATATTATTAAAAATATCAAACCACTTTTCTCTCTGCTCGTTGATTCGTTCCACCCTTTCTTCTTGTAATCATCATCATAGAAATCATTTTGTCTAGATTTTTTATGATGTATGTGCCGGCGCGAAGACCAGCTGCTTTTTTTATTTTTACCTAAACCATGTAAAATATATCTATGTAAAATCCATTCTAATAAATTAGTGTACAACAAGCCTAAAGCAAATGTTGACGCATAAAAGATTAATTCTACTACTATCCCATTACGTTGTTAAATCCTCAAAAATTTTATTCATCTCTTGTTGTAGAGTTTTTGCTAACTCTTTATCATCATTATTGATAGCTTCAAAATAATATTCACCTAATTTTTCAAAACGTTCTTTCAAAAGTTTTTTTAAATTTGGATTATTATTTTCAATCAAAACAGTACGATTTGCTTCTTCTAAAATATGATATCGCTGAATTTCTTCATTAATAATTTGATTTAATTTTTGTTTAGTAATCTTCATATTATTCTCCTATTCATCAAAAGCTGTCATCGCTTGACCAATTTCTGTCATAAGAACACCAGGCTGAAGCAAAAATTTAAGCTGCTCAATTACAAGTTTTGTAGCAGGATTATCTGATGGTGAAGTCATAGTTTGAAGTTCTTCTCCAGCGGCTATAAACATCTTTCTGGCCTCGTCTCTGCCCATATCATCAGCCAATTTATATGCATCACTAACCAAAGAGGCCATCGAAGAGCTTAAAACCTCGGAACCTTGCTGAACTCTATTTCGATGAGTTTCCTCTTCAGCAGTGGGGCCTTCATATTCTGGGCGTCCCTTCTTCCAATCTGTACCTGGACTGTGATGCGGATCTAGAGACATCCGCTCGCCTTCTTTAACCAATGCTAGCTCTTCTTTAATAATTTGTTTTAATTGTGATTTTGTAATTTTCATGGCATATGTCTCCTTTATGCGCCTAAATCTGCGGATGCATCATGATGCTGCTCTTCTAGTTCATCAGCCATATCACGAAGTGCCTCTGCTCGATCCAGATCAGAACGCGTTGAACGGCCGATTAGTTGATCGATAAGTTTTATTTTAC